TTTTTCTAACCACTAACAACTAACCACTAACCCCTAATCCCATTGAGCAGCACCACCTCTATACTTACCTTGTAGTATTCTCTGTCTATGCTCTCCTTGGTCCAGCTCTTAATAAGTCCCCGACGACCATACACATATACCCAATCGCGTATATCTATGTCTTTAAATAGGTTCTTCTTCGCAATAAAGCTCCAGCTCACCTCATCACTCCCTATACGCATTTGGTACCACTCCTTAAGCATGTTCCCAAGCTTCGGAGGCATCAGATCGGACAAATATACAGCCCGCCCTGGCTCCCCTGGGTAACCATTCTCTTGGTAGCCTACAAGTGCCAAGCTCGTACCATCTCCCTTCAGTGGCATTAGGTGTTCACCTCCCCTATACGACTGAGGAGGAAGCGCATAACCATTAATAGCTATTTCATTCACCCCCAGCCTACGAGTGGTATCCGTACGCACGCTCTCCTCCGAGATATACGTATCGGGTATCTTATCCTTCGGATCGTCCATCTCTGGAAACGTCAGTACATAAGCCCCCTTTGTCCCCTTCTTAACCAATGGGTGCAACACCTCATACCGCGATAAGTCCTTTATGTAATTCCGCTGCCAAACCCCAAACAGGGAAAAGAATACCCGCCCTTCTTCTATCCGAAAATCACAGTTGAACCAGTTCTTTATAATGCGCAACAGCTCCCCAAAGGTTATATCAGGTACGGCTCGTTTCAGGTCCACCACATTCGGATTGATCACCTTCTCTATCAGGTTCCCATTGCTGTCCCGCTCTCCTATGATATTGATGTATAGTTCCCAATGTGGATCCCATATCCCTTCCACCTCGAAGCGTATTTCGCTGCGGTCTCTCACCTCTATCTCTTGGGTGAAGGACACCCCTTGCCAATGAGTTACGACCCCTTCTATAAGTACCACACCATCCTGTTTAAGCTTATAGGTAAGGGGTTTTTCTCTTGGGCTTATATAGGTCGTATTACACACCACACGCCAGTGACCCGCTGTCTCTAAGGACTCTTGCATGAAGTACTTCCCATATTTATCCCCATATATCTGCTGCTGCTCCTCAAAGTTCGTAATCTGAGCACGCATCACCTTCTCCTGCTGCTGGGTGCTCAGGTAGTAGTCCATCCCTGAATATACATAGGTACGGGCTATATAACTATTGCTGGACAAGCCGCTTACCTGGTCATACCCCGCCGCGGCAAAGCCTTGCTCTATCAGGTAGCGAAGCGACACAAAGGGGTGTATGATATTGCGCGTAATCATACGATCATACCCCGCCCCTTCATTGTTATCGGTCATCTCGTGTACGCGGTGATTCAAGAATCCTTTATACTGCTCCCAACCTGCACCTTCTTTCTTCAAGCCTATCTGTGGAAACCTATAATCCACATCATACCTCCCGCGAATACACTCCACCTCCCATGCATGCTGATAGATGTTATCCACCTCCACACGCTTCAGCGGTAAGTCCCGCAACTTCTTGTCAAATGTCGCAAAAACCTCCTCCCCTGTCTCTATCTGTGCCTCTACCTTATCCCCCTCTACCGAGAGGATCTCCAGCACGCCCTTATGTACCCGCCCTTCCATTTGGTGCTTTCCATGGTAGCGCCGCTTTAGCCCTATGGCATTCATCGAACTATAGTTGCCCAATATCTTCCTCAGCTTCCCGTCTAGGTAGAAGGTAAAGGGAAAGCTATAACTCACCGAATAGCTGTCCTTCATTCGGGGGTTCTCTTGGTGATAGCTTATTTTTACTTCACTCAGGTCTAACTCAAATTCGTCTGTGACAAATACATCTCTCATCTGCTCTTACTTCTTTGTATGGATTCGCTCAATACGTCTAAAAAGTCATACAGCCGTGTCCCGCTGCATTCGTGCCAATTCCCCAAGGGCTGCACACTGTCCATGGCCATGGCGGCAATCACTTTTGAAAAGGGCGTATACCCTCCCTGCTTTTGGAATATAGGCTTTTCGTCTTCTTCGGTCGCCTTGGGAAAGATAACAGGGTAACGCCCTATGATATACTCCCTTATGCAGCGGTAAGCATACACGATCGCCGCACGCTTCCCAGGGGAAATGCTATCGGTAACCTCCGCTATCTTGGGGAGCAGCAGGGGGTCAAACGCCCGCCCGCCCCAGCAGTACAGGCTCGCCACCAGCTGCTTGGCATATAGCGCGTCTCTTCCCTTGCTATATTTGTAAAAAAGGGCGTCCGCTACCGAAAACTGTCGGATGGTACAATCACTCAGCCGCACCATAGGGGTACGAAGCCCGTCCCATATGTCGGGGAAGGTGTATAAGTCCCTATCGGTCAGCAGGAACTTGCCAAGGGGCAGCAGCTCGGCAAGGGGCACCTCTCCCAGCAGCTGCCTTACCCGCCTTTGGTTGGCCTTGGAGGGCGTACCCATGAGCAGCACGACCAGCATCTCCTGATAGCGCGCCTCGAAGTCCCGCCCTTCCTCCTCCATCCTTAGGCATATTTCCTCCTTCTGCCACTCTGTCAGCTCAGCATAGCCCTCAGCACAATGTATAGCTATCCGACCCATCGCCTTACGATTTTATAGCCCAGCCATAACGACACGACCAATGCCAGCCCACTTATCCACCACACCAAGCCCCGCCCAGCCCGCTGCTCTTCTCTCTGTATGATCTCCGTCGCTTGCCGCTCTTCTTTGGCTTCCCTTACCTGCTTCACCTGCTGCTGTGTCTCCACTGTCTCCACTGAGTGTGCCTCTTGGCGTGCTTCCTGCTTCATCTTGATAACGGCTTTTCCACCCTTGACCTTTAGCACCTCTATATGAGCCTGTTCCCCTGCTTCATTTTTCATTATTCGCTTTTCACTTTTCACTTCCAGGCTATCCCCTTCAAGGGTCAGCTCATAGCTGTGTGCCTGCCGCAGGTCAAAAGTATGTACTTCCCCCCGCTGCTGCGCTTGGGTTATGCTATCTGTAACCCTCACCCCTACGGCTTCACTGGTCTCTTTCCGCACTTCACTTTTTACTTTCTTGCTCCTGCAACCTCCTAATAGCAGAAGAGCTAAGAGTATATATACTATCTTTCTCATCGCTTTTTTCACTAACAACTAACCACTAACCACTAACAACTAACCCCTCCACCTTCCTAATCACCTTCTTAAGCAGCTCCGCATACGTTGGCTCCGTAGCATACCCCGCCTTAGCCACTTCCTCGGCAAACTTGTACGGGTCTGTCTTCACCTCCAATGCCTTAGCATAGCGCTTATTGGTGAGGAACAAACGCGCATGATCGGTAAAACTCTCCTCAGGAGTGTCATACTTGCGGAACCAGTCCTTAACCGTGTACTTATACTTGCCATCAGGGCGCTTTTCTATACTGATAATCACGGGAAATTTCTCCTTGTCCGTGGCAAGGATCTCCGTAGTTTGCACCAGTTGCCGCTTTTCAGCGGGCATACTCTCTTTGGCTTTTACACCAAACATCATATTCCCAGGCGCGTGCTTCCCCCACCCCGTCTCCAAGGCAGATTGAGCCAATGTAAATAGCGCCGATATACCCATCTTTCGCTCCGTCTCCAGTGCATAGGGTAGAAACTTTGTGATAAATTCTTTTGGTGTCATAATTTTTTTAGATTAATACTATTGTTAACTCTTTTCCAAAAAGGCTTTGAAAGGTAATAGCTTCTCCATTATCTTCATATATCATACCTTTTTCAAGGTCTCCTCCGGCTATATAGAATGAAATTACAGCTTCTTCAACCACAATTCCGCTCAAACCTACTCCTGTTTTTACTTTTCTTCCATTAATATACAAATAACCACGACTTTCGGAAGCTATATATGTTCTCCTATTAAAACGTGTATGAAGGTTAATGGATGTTAATTTTCTTATTTCCCTAAAATTACTCTTAATATAAGTCTTACAGACTATATCATTACCTTCTCTAATAATATCAAATTTTTTAGTCTTTGTTTCAACTGACCCTATACCTGATGGATTAATGACGCCAAAATTAATTTCAGACCTATAATCTCCTTGCAAAGGGATATGTCTCTCAATATTTTTCCCTTTTTGTGTGGTAAAATAATCTTTTACTCTTACTCGACAAAAGGGAATGTTATTTCCATTATTTCCCCAATCAAAAAATTGTATTGCATTCATCTGTTTATGTGTTTAATAATTTGATAAGGCACAAAGCTCGCCACTATATCCCACCAATCTATGAAGGTTTTTTTATAATACTTGTCATATAATTCTTTGCACAGCCCTATCACGCCCAAGGCGATAGCAGCTATAAGCAAGGATTCTCCCACGGATAGGAATAACACAGCCGCCAAGAATATGCCTACAAATATCATATTCCCATACTTACTATGCAGGAGCTTGTCGCTCCCCTTGAGTTTGTTCATTACTTTCATCATCATACATTCCGTATATCTATATAACACTTTTGATTCCATATACTTACCACAGCAGTGGAGCCATCACCCCCATTGAAGGCATTATCCCCTGTGTATATAATCGTCTTCCCTGCACAAGTGAAAGTAACAGCACCCTCTGCAAATACCTTACGGAAGGAGACACTATCCAGATTCCCCAACCCTGTCATATCCACCCCCGTAGAGCCTTCTAAGAAGATAGTAGCATTATTGTGGGCGCGTGTTAGAGTAATACTACTGCTAGCTCTTGCATTGTTGGATACAAGCAAGTCCTCTGGAGCAGGAGTCCAATCGGTAGGGGTATTGCCTCGTTCGAGCTTAATCCATTCTATGGTGCTATCTACGATAACATTATTGTGTATAGTGAAAATATATAACTTCTTGTTACTTGCCGTATGAACTCCTGATTTCACTTTCCAATTGAATGTTTTTTGATAAAAACCGTTTCCTTTATTTTCTAATTCAGAAAGTGTTACTTCACCACCGCTATTGTATAAACCAAAACATAGTTTACCTGCTCCTAATTGACCTTTAATAGTTAAGGTTACAGTTTCCCCCTCTTTTAATTCTGTAGTAATATCATAAGTAGTAATGAGATAGCTATTATTTGTTATTTTTATGCCACTATTTTTTAATAAGTTTCTCCCTCCCACTTGTATCTTCCCTATAGCCTCCTGTATCTTCCCTTCCGTCGCCAGCGCTGGCTTCCCGTCTATATCATCCCAGTTGTGTCTGTGACCCGCAGGGGCAAAGTTCAAGTTAGGTTTATCTGCTAAGTCATTATAGGAGATCGTATTCTCATTAATGACCTCTGACCCTGCCATTAGCTTGATCTTCCCATTCTGCACCACTATACTAGTGGGGATATTACTCACAAAGTGGCTCACGGGCATACTGGTCAGTAGGTTGTCCCGTTTGTCTCTCAGCTCTAAGGTCTTCGCCGTTCTGTTATAGAGTAGCTTCGTGCCCTCGTCGTCAAGAAACATTAGGGATATACGCCTAACCACATTATTACCTTTCTTGAATTTGAGTTCTGTGGTCGCCTCGTCCAATTCTATATCGTAATCTTCAAGAGTGTCCAATTTCTGTTTGTAGGCATTGGTAAAATCATTCGTACTTAACCCCTTCCCTGGCACTTTATCCACCTTCCCATCGATCAGCGCCTTCAGATCTGCCGCCGTACCTACATACGTGCCTTTCTGGAGCGCTCCTTGAAGCAGCTCCCGCTCTTGTTGGGTCATCAGCACAGGCCTATTGGTGTTGAAGGTCAATCGCATCAGCGCCTCCTGCGCCGCCTCTGCATTGTCATATACCCGCCCGTCTATCTCCACCTCCGAAAAGAGCGCGTCCAGTATGGAAAAGTTCATATCCGCCGCACTGTGTAGGATCAGACGTTCCCCATCCACTCGCGCCACAAAGTTCTTAAGCGCTAGAATCCCGTTGTACTCGAATAGGTACTCCTGCAAATCGCCCGTGTCAGGGCGTATCTTGTATCTCGGTGTTGGCATAGTTTATTCGTTTTTTAGTTGTTTGTCGTCTTTATCATTAAGGTACTCCTTGATCGAGGCGGCTATCTCCTCCACATTCTCCCGATTGATAATGATTTTCCCCATCACCTGCCCCGCCTTGTCAAATTGCTCTTTATCTTCCGCCTTCTCATAGATGCTCTTGATCTCTATCAAGCAAAGCAAAAAGGCACCCCCAAGGGTCATAAAGGGAAAGAACCACAGCTGATTTCCATAATATTGTTCAAAGTACCACACAGCACTCATCTGCATGCTATCCACTACCGAAAGAGCAATCAGCACATTGTAGTACTGGGCTATTTTCCCAACAGTACGCCTATATTTATAAGATTTCCGCACCTCTCCCAGACTTCTAGCTTTCCGAACACCACTCCACAAGTCCGCCATAATCATCACCAAAACCAATATGTAAATTCCAAAGAGGATCCACATGGTCACAAAAATTTTTCCCATAAATGATTTTACTTTTTTTGTTTTTCCTTCTATCGCAAAAATAAAAAGCCCCTTCCACATCGGAAAGGACTTTTTATAACCCCCTAAAAACTTGTCACTTGTCATTAGTCTCTAGTCACTAATCATTGTGTACATCCTCCACAAGAACGCCTCACCTGCTTCCTGTGTCACCAGTTCTATGGTATATCCCATTTCTTTCATCACCTCGTATATATCGTGTTCGTTTATGGGGGTAGTAGGGATCACCCCCAACACCATAGCCAGTAGCTCAAGGGTACTCTTATAGGTACACACCCAGCTCTCTGTCGTGGCACAAGGGCTGTAATACCTCCCTATTAGCCCCCGAATCTCCTCTTTATAATCCTCCATACTTCTAATAACTAACAACTAACCACTAACAACTACCGCTTGCTCTTATCTCGTAGTGTTTCAAAATCTTTTATGGCGCGCCTGAACTCTTTTCCAGCTTTGGCATCGGCTACGATATACGCCTCTATGCCCTCCTCTTGCAGCTTCTCCACGGTACTATTGAGCTTGCCCAATACCTCCGTAAGATTGCTCTCGCGCACTGGTAGCTCGTGCTGTGAGCTGCGCACTTGTGGCTCTTGCTGCGAGTTGGCCACCACCTCCCCGCCTGCTTCATACCCCTTGGGCGACTGACCCAAGCGCTTGGCTTCGAGCCATTCCACCACTTGCGCCACTTCGGGGTCTTTCTTCAGCCACTGGGGTACCACATACTCATCTCCATGGACGATCCCCGCCACCTCTTGGCCGCTCTCGTCCTTAAAGCCCAAGCCCTTGGTATAACCTCCCCTGGCATAGCTTGGCGGCTGCTGCGCCGCTACGATACCCAATTGCACTGCCCCCATGGCACCTACAATCGCGGCAAACACGCTCCCTGCAATAGGCCCTGCATCCGAATACGCCCGCATAATCCCCGTAGCCGTATTAGCCACGATACTCATCATATTCATCGCCTTTTGCGCTTGGAATTGCTTCACGGCAAGCTCCTTCTTCTTCGCCTGTGCCTCCTCTTCTAGCTTAGCAAGCTCCTTCTGATACTGCGCCTGCGAGATATACCCTTGGTTGAGCCTTGTCAGCAGCGCCTGCTTCTGCTGCTCTTGGTTCTTGGTATAAGTGGCCAGCTCCTTTTGGTTGAGGTTTTGCTGCAATTGGGCAAACTGGCTAAAGGCATTACTCATCGCCCCCACTACCATATCCACAGCCTTAAAGCGGTTACTCATCTCGTCCAAGTGGGAGAACGTATCCTCCCAATCCTTAGCCGTAAAGCCCAACACATCCACCTTTTCCAGCTCCTGTCCTGCTGCCTTTTCCTCTTTGGCGTCTTTGTTGTTCTTAATATCGTCCAGCTTCTCCCGCGCTTGGAGCATCTTATCCTCTATCTGAGTAATGTCTTCCTTAAGCTTCTCCTTAGCCTCCCCCGTGAGCGTGGAGAGGTAACCCATAAGGATTTGTTTCTGCTCTTCAAAGTTCTTAAGGCTCTCCTCCAGTAACTCCTTTTCCGCCTGCACCCTTAGGGCTTTCTTGGCAGCTTCAAGGGTCTTAATCTGCGCCAGCTCCCGCTCCGAGAGTTGGCCTTTTAGCTGTGCCTTGGCGTCCGCTAGGCTTTGTATCTCTATGATCTCCTCGGATTTTTGGCGGCGCAGGGCTTCTATTTCACGGCTGCGTTCCTTGACCCTGCGCTCGGCTTCCTTGGCGTGGTATTTCTCCCTGACTTGCAGCAGCTCCTGCTCTTTCTGCTGTTCATAGGCTACCTCTATTTGTTTGTTGAGCTCCATCAGCTTACGCTTTTCGGCTATGACTTTCTCCCGATTAGGATCGTTGCTCTTTTCCGCCGCAAGCGTGCCTATCTCCTGCTCCAGTGTGGCATTTTCTTGTTGCAGCTTGAACTTCTTCTCGTTGTATTTCTGCTCCGTAGTGGCCAGCTGCTTATCAAGGCTCTCTTCCAGCCCTTGGGCTATCTCTTTTTGCAGTGCCTGCTCCGCCTCCAATCGCGCCCGCTTAGCCGCTTCGTACTCCTTGGAATAGTCTTTCGCCTTTTCTTTTTTGCCCTTGCCCTCTTTGTCTCCTCCTACAAGAGGAGTATCAGTGGTGTCTGCCCCCTCGGTACTGCCTTCTACTTTCTTGGCCTGCTCCTTCATCAGCTGGTCTGTGGCTGTCTTCAGCTCCTGCTCAGCTTCCTTTATCCGCTTGCTCTTATTCTCCATGGAGCTGACAAGGTTGTTCTGATAAGCCGCACTCATATTCCCCATGTTTTTAACACTATTCCACGCCTTCTGATACCACGAGATATTTTCCTCAAGGCTCGAATATTCCGCTTTGGCAAGCGCTTCGGCTTTCTGATCCACTATGGCTTTGAGGTACTTCTCTCTGGCTGCTGCTCTTAGGCTCTCCACATACCTATCCAAAGCCTTTTTAGCCTCCTCTGTCTGTGCTGTCTCTACCGTAAGGTTACCGTTGTATTCAGGAACCAAGCGGTTCAGCTCCGCCACAGCCCTACGGCGCTCCTCGTATGGCTTCTGTACATCTTTGGCAACTGCCAATAGCTGCTGTAAGTGATTCACCTCCACCGCAGTCTGTACATGGGATTCCTTTATTGCATCATTATAGAGTTTTTGCCCTGTAAGTGCTTCCTTTTGTGTTCTATTAAATGCCATATAAGCAGCCGTGGCCGCTCCTATCACCCCAACAAGTAACCCCAAGGGACTGAGCTTTGTGGCCATATTAAAGGCTCGCATGGCCGCCGTAGCCCTCTGTATATTCCCCGTAAGCGCTGCCTTAGCTGCCGAAAACAGCAGCGCCGCTGCCCTCCCTGCCTGCATAAGCGCCGTCTTGACCTTCAGCGCTGCATTATACAGCAGCGACTGCTGCCACGCCTGTTTAGTGGCCACCGCGGCAATGCTCACCGCAGCCTTATAGCTCACCACAGCCGCAACACAGACCCCTATCGTCTTTAGCAAAAAGGCAATCCGCTCACGAAAAACCTTCACCCCATTGCCTGCCTCACTCGTAACCCCTGTAAGCCAGCCCAGTGCTTGGACGATATAGGAGAAAAACCCTTGTACAAGGTCGCTCGTAAATGTCTCCTTCCACACCTTCTTGATCTTCTCCCATATAGCCGCCGTGTTGTTATTGACTTTGTTGAACTCCTCTTGTATGGAGGTACCTTCCTCCATCGCTTCCCCTGCCAACTGCATCAGCTCCCGAAAGCGATCGGCATTGTCCCCCGCCGCTCCTATGGCTTTCTGTACCTCCAGCGTGTTCAGCTTCAAACCCTTCAGAACCTCCGCCGTACCTTCCGCTCCTAAGCCTTTCATGCTTTGGGCAAACTTCAAAAAGAACTCCTCTGGCTTGGTTTCAAACAGCGCCTTGGCTTCCTCGGCCGACATACGCATTTGCTTGGCAAAGGCTTCCACATTCGTCCCCGCCACACTCATAAACCGCGAGTACCCACTGGCGGCAATCTCTGCATCTATCCCCGACTCTTCAAAGGCCGCTCCTAACCCCAAGGTCTGCGAAATCGTCGGCTTCAGCGCCCCTGGCAATTGACCTATACGCGTGGCAAAATCCGATATATTCTCCTCACTGGCCGTACCATTGGCACCCAGCTCGTTCAGCGCCGAGCCTATGGCGTTCAGCGCTTCCCCGTAGTTCTGCTGCTTGGTCTCCTCGAATAGGTTCTTGAGCTTGCCTACCTTGGTCGTAACCGCTTCCAAACCTCCTTGAAACGAATCCCCAAGGGCAACGTAGATCTTATCTATCTCCTCGGTAAACTCCCGCAGCTGATCCTTGTCCGTAATCCCCAAGCGCCCCCCTATTTGGGCGATGTCAAGCAGCTTCTTTTTCTCTGTACGGGTGTCCAACTCGTCAAAGTCATTCCACAGCTCCCTTACCTTCTCAGCCGCAAGCCCCGAAGTTTTCTCCACCCCCGTCATCGCATCGGAGATATCCAACAGCTCCCCCACCGAATCCTTGGCCATGCCTGTAAGCTGCCCAAAAAAGCCCGTAAGGAGATTCCCCGTAACCACTCCTTTTACAATCTCCCAAAAGCCCGCGCTCTTGCGACCCGCTGCCTCAAGAGCGGAGCCTGCACGTCCTGCACTCCCCGTCACCTGATCAAGCGCCGCCGTAGCCTGCTGTACTTCTGCTTTGATCCGTTCAAACTGCGCCTTAGCCTCCTTCAGCTCCTCCGCTTTCTTCTTGAAGGCTTCCGTCCCAGGGGTCAGGTGTTTCAGATCCTGCTCCAGCTTCTTCACCTCTGCGGAAATCCCCGAAAAGCTGTCTTTTACCTGCTTGCCATTGATCGTGATGACCAAATCCGTCGTTACTCTCTTTGCCATTTTTTTACAGTTGTTTGTAATTAGTGGTTAGTGATTAGTGGTTA